TTCAATCTACTGGTATTGATGATAGATTGCCAACAGGTAAGGTATTAACACTTAAAGACAATGCTGTAGGTATAGGTACTAACAATCCACTAACTGAATCAAACAAAACTACATTAGACTTGGCGGGGGCGTGGGGTGGTCAAGTAAACATCAGTGTATCTGGTACAGAACACGCTCAGTTTGGTACTGATAATTATGATACTGGATATGGTTGCCGAATTGAGTCTAGGGATAAGATTGCTTTTAAATCGAATGGCACAAGAATGGCAACGCTTAGTACAGATGGCTTCCTCTTTGGTACTGACACAGCAGCAGCTAATGCTTTAGATGACTATGAGGAGGGTACTTGGACTCCAGCGTTCTCTTATGCCACTAACGCAGTAATTACTACAAGTAGCGGAAGGTACACTAAGATAGGTAATATGATTTGGTGTGATATTAAGATGTCTGGTATTTCTATGGATGCAGATGCTAGTGATGTTCATATAACGCTGCCTTTCGCTGTAGGAACTGACAACCCAATGAGTATAAACGAAGGTAAAGACTTCTCTTTCCTGAATGCTTTAAACATCCAAGGCGCGCAAGTAATCAATTCTACAGAGTTTAAGATATTTACTGCTGATAACAATCCAATTACTTACAACGAAACAACACGGGCTGGAACATTGGAACTTGCAATAATGGTTCGAGTATAAATAATATTTATTAAAAGGAGAGCATAATGGCTTTAACAAAAGAAACAGTAGTAGATAAAATTGAAGTGCTAGAGAACGGTACAATACAAGTGCGTTCAGCAACAAGGGTGTTAGAAGAGGGTGAGGTATTATCTTCATCATTCCATAGACACGTATTAACACCTGGTGCAGATACAACTGACGAAGATGCTAAGGTATTAGCTATTGCTACTGCTACTTGGACTACAGATGTAGTTACCGCATACAACGATTCAGTTGCCGCACTAGAAGTATAGGAGAATAAGATGGCTTTAACTAAGGCACACAACAGAATGATAGCCAGCGCATCAGCTAATGTAAAAGACTATGGTGCGGTTGGTGACGGTGTTACTGATGATACAATAGCTATTCAGGCAGCGCTTGATGTAAGAGGCTCTATTTATTTTCCATCTGGTACTTTCTTAATAACAGGCTGGTTAAAGGTTTATTCTGATACTGACATCTTTATGGATGGTTGGTTAAAGGTTGATAATGTCGCACCTGTAGCTAATTATGAAGCTGTGTTTACTATGTCACTTGCATTAAACGGTGAGAGTACAGATAACACACACTTTAGAAATATCAAACTAGATCTAAATAATTCACCTGCTGCAAATGGCGTACTCTTTAGAGACGGTACTACTAACTGTAGTATTAATGGCTGTATCATTAAGAACGCTAGTCACGATAAGGCTGGTTATAAAGGTGGTAGAGCGATAAACATTGAAGCTGGTTCTGGCGTTTCAACTGTGCCAGATAATATTATTGTTACTAATTTCAACATACAAGATTGTTATGGCGCAATATCTATTTCAGTAGGCTCAGATAGTACAGATAACAATGTCCTGATTACTGGTGGCGTGGTAGAGAATTGTGAAACCCTTATCACTATATTTGGCAACTCCGCAGGCTTCCCACACGATGGTGATGAATCTGGATTTGTTATATCTGATATTGTAGCTTACAACGTGGGTAAGAACGTAACATACACGCCTAAGCACGGCATTATATCTATGAATAGGGCGTCAAACGGAGTTATAGATAATATCAGAATATACAACTCTCCTGGCTACGCATTTAGTGGTTACTTGTATCACGGTGAAAGTAGTAATATCACACTAAGTAACATACAAGCACATTCTGACTTCACAACTTTATTCAACCTGAACAGCTATGCTGAAGTTGACAGCCTGCCTGTGTACAAATATGGAACAAGAAACCTACTTGTTAGTGGTGTAAATCACATAGGTACAACAGTAGATACTATTGAATATGGCTATTCTTATAATGCAGGTTTAACTGAAGGAGAGGGTGATGCTAATCCAAAAGACAATATCTTTAGGTTCTCTACACAAAATGTATCAAGCGATAGAATAGTAGCAGCAAGTATATTAACTTACGATAACTTCTTTCTTGAGATAAATAATATTGCCAACACGGGTAAGATAACTGGTGCAGCAAGTAATTTATACTACAACACCTTCTCTAGTCTAGCCGATAAACAAGCATTCTCTAGTCCTTTAAGTATTAGGGATAAGCTAGGTGACAAGAGTGGTGGCTTAGGTATTACAAGTTATGCACCAGCAATATCTCTTTATGATATGACTGCATCAGGACACGACTTTAGAGTATCGGTTGATGGTAATAAACTTGTCACAGAATATTCAACAGACGATGGTGTTAATTGGCTAGGTCTTTCTACAGTTGATAGTACAGGTTTGTTGCCTAGCACAGCTACTTATGATTTAGGTAAGAGTACTAACTTAATAAGAAACATATTTGCTAACCTGCCAACATCAGATCCTTCTGTCACTGGTCAACTTTGGAACTCGTCTGGAACGGTTAAAATTTCACTATAGTAATGTATAACCAACAACACTAAACAATCGCAATTAAAGGAGAATAACAAATGAAAGCATTCAAACAAAAAATAGGCGCACACACAAGAGGGACTAAGTAATGAACGAGATTTTAATAAGAAGAGATGACTACCGCTCACCTACAGGTGCTATCAATGCATCAGATACATACTATGCAGGTGAACTAGCGGCTACAACTAATCAATCAGTGACAGTTCCTACAGGAGCAGGTGTAGTAGTCTTCAGTGCTAATGGTGACTTCTATGTACGTTATGATGGTAGTGCAGCAGTAGTACCTACAGGTGCAATCAATGCAGACACAGTGGATTTAAACCCAGGGACTAGAACTCTATCAGGTGTGACAGCATTGAACATCATTGCACCAGCGACCACTAAGATTACTCTAGCTTTCTACAAGTAATTGTGGAACAAAGATTAGACAGACTAGAACAGGCATCAGCCCGTCACGATGAGCAGATAGCTAAGTTATTCGCACAGATGGGTGATATGAATGTACACCTAACTGCTATTCAGGATACCCTCAATCAGATAAAGTATATTGCAGTCGGTATGATTGTGTACTTCACTCTACAAGAGTTTGGGTTCTTTGCTGCCTTTAAGGCGGCTAGTAAAGTAGTTGCTTAGTGATACGATTAGGAGGCACAAATGATACGATTAACAACACTATTCATATCACTGATGTTACTGACTAGCTGTGCTTCCTTAGACCTACGAAACCTAGGTAAAACAACCGTCTCTACAGGGACTGCTTATCTATTAGGCGGTCCTATTGCTGGAGTTACTGTTGGTCTTACTGCTATGGCATATGATGAACTAGTGCCTGACAGTCCTGAGGTTGCCGATATAGAGACGAAAGAACAAGCAGTGGCATACGTAGCAGAGGCGTGGAGTAAAGACATCTTATATGGCTTCCTAGCATTTCTACTAATCACTAACATTGTAGTACCTTGGCTCACTAGAAGACAAGGGTACGCTAAAGCTAAAAATAAATACAAGTCTACTGTTGACAACAATCAAGTTGGCACTTGACAAATAGAGACAAATGTGGTATAATATATACATATAGGAAGGATTATAGATGACGTATAGAGAGATTATTAATTCAGTCTTAAGAAGACTAAGAGAAGACACTATCCCTGCCGACTGGTCAGGAGACTTATATGATTCAAATACTGTTACTGATTACCAAAAGTTAATCGGTGAGTTGGTTAATGATACTAAGAAGAATGTAGAGTCTTATCATAGCTGGAATGCTCTTAGAGAGTCTTTCAATGTTACGACTAAGAGTGGCAATATGCAGTACACTTTAGGTGATGCCTTACGTGGTGCTGGTGTTTCCTTCACAGTCTTAGATGTAATCAATCAGACCACAGGTACTGTCTTAAAGCAAGTACCTAATGAGTGGATGAATCAACAAGTATTCCCTCTATCTTCTATCGCATCAGGTGAGCCTACTAGTTATGCCTTCAACGGTATCTCACAAGCAAGCTCTTCAAGAGAACCTGATTTCAATATTGACTTCTACCCTGTACCTGATGCTACTCAAGTTATCTCAGTGAATGTGGTAGGCGCACAGACAGAGCTAAAGGAAGCATCACAAGTTCTTAGAGTTCCTTCCCAACCTGTTGTATTAGGTGCTTGGGCTAGAGCTGTAGCTGAACGTGGTGAAGATGGTGGTACGATTTCTAGTGCTATCTCTGCTGAAGCTAGAGACTCTCTGAGCCTTGCAGTTCAATTAGATGCTGGTAATATGGAGTATGAAAGAGATTGGGTGGTAACCTAGATGTTAAACGCACAGACAATTGGCTCAGTAGCATTAGATACCATCGGTATCAATGGTCTAGATACACAGACTACAGCTACTGCTCTAGATAATACTTGGTTCACTAAAGCTGATAATATTACTTATACAGCTGGTGGTAAGGTTACTTTCCGTAAGGGTCTCAAGCAAGGCACGCTGAGTGCAGGTGCTAAAGTAGGCTCTATCGCTGAATATAAAGATGTTAACTCTACTCGACAGTATGTAAGTTACTCAGGCACTATCGCTGAGTTAGACTTAACTGATAGAGATAATGCTTTCATCAATACCTATGCTCCAGCAGGAGTCACTACTTCAGATTGGCAGTGGCAGAACTTCAATAATAAGTTACTAGGAGTACAGGATGGAGGCATTAAGCCTATCATCTTTGATGGTACTGATTGGGAATACTTAGAAAATGTGGTGGATACTACAGCTACAGGAACTACAGTTAATGCTGGTTCTTTTGTTGTAGGTACTAGATATGAAATTAAGACAGTAGGTACTACAGACTTCACTTTGATTGGTGCTGCTAGTAATACAGTAGGCTTATGCTTTACTGCTACTGGCTCTGGCACTGGCTCTGGTGATGCTTGGGAGGGTGGTGTGTTCCCTGAAGGTCTAACTACCTTTGACCCTAGCTGTGCATTAGGCTACTACGGTAGACTATGGGTAGGTGGCATTACAGAAGAGAATGATATTATTCACTACTCAGCACTCTTAGATGAGTCTCAGTGGTGGCACTCTACTTCAACTACAGATGCTGGTTATATTGATTTGAAGACAGTATGGGGTAAAGATGAGATTGTAGCTATCTACCCTTTCGGTGGTAAGTTAGTTATCTTCGGTAAAGAGAACATCATCCTATATAACACAGCTTCTAACACAGCCTTAATGGCTTTAGATGAAGTGGTTGAAGGTATTGGGTGTGTCTCAAGAGACTCTATTCAAGTAGTTGCTGATGATATTATATTCTTATCGGACACTGGCTTACGTTCATTAACTAGAACAGCTACTTTTGATAAGCTACCTCTTAAAGAACTATCTCCTACTATTAAAGATGAGTTAATCTCTAACATTAAAGATAGTACGAATGTTAAGTCTACTTATATGTTTGATGAAGGGTTATACCTATTATCATTTGTAGATAAGAATGTAACTTACGTATTTGATTTAACATATACTTCTACTAAAGAGAGTCCTGTGCTCACAGAGTCACCTAGAGTTACTAAGTGGCACTGGGCTGATGACAGACACCCAGCTTCTATGTCTTATACTGCAGAGTATGGTTTACTTATAGGACAACAGTCAGGTAGGGTAGCTACTTATGAAGGTTACTTGGATGTAGATTACTCAGGTTCTGCGGTACATACTTATAATCCTTATACAGGTAGTCTATCTACAGTATGGATTGACTTAGGTCAGGGTGTTCAAGCCTCTATCTTAAAGAGATTAATCTTAGTAGTATCAGGAGGTCAGGGCACTGATGTAGGACTTAGAGTATATAAGGACTTCGAACAAGTACCTAATATCTCACCTACATTTAAACTTAACCCTACACTATCAGGAATATCTTATCTGTTTGGAGGAGCTACTTCATTGTTTAGGGATAAAACTCTACCTATTACTGATAAGACTAAGTATGCTCCTATCCACGGATTTAAAGAACACTCTGTACCTCTAGCAGGTGCAGCTAAATACTTAAGATTAGAGATGGATGGAGTGACTCAAGGCTATAAAGCTTCTCTTCAATCATTATCACTATTATATAAACAAGGAAAGATACGATGAGTAATTATACTATTGCAGTAGACTGGGCAGGTAAGGATGCTCTATTAGATACAGACCCTAATAAGGTCATTTCAGGTACAGACTTTGATACTGAGTTCACCACAGCTAGAACAGCTATTAACTCTAAGGCAGATGTTAATGGTGATTCAGGTGAGAACTTTGTAGCTAACTTACTGACAGCTACTACAGCTACAGTAGGTGGTGAGGAAGTAGTTACATTAGATACTCCACAGACATTCACTAAGGCACACCCTACAGCCTCTGAAGCTATTACTTTATCTACACCACAGGTTGCTAACCTATTAAATGCTAATGTATTTGATGTTAGTGTACAAGCAGATGATAAGGCTCTTACAGTCTCTAATCAATCTACAGGTGTTGAGGTTAGTTTCATCATTAAGAATACTGGAGCTTATGACGTAGCCTTTGGTGGTGAGTTTAAGTTTAACGGTGGTGAGCCTACAATTACTTCAGGTGCTGGTAAGGTAGACCTAATTAGATGTGTCTCAGATGGTACTTATCTATATTGTACTATTACCAAAGACCTAACAACATAAAGGATTAATTATGGGCTTCTTTACAACTGACCCGAGAGTAGTTAATGAGTTTCAAAACCCACCAGCTAACCAACCGTTAGCACAGCCTAATATTGGTGCTGATGAGATGTCTTCTACTACTTCACTACAAGGTAATGACTTAGCTAGACAACTGGCAGTAGCTGTAGGCGGTAATAACAATACTACTGGTGGCTTCCAAGGTTTCTCTAATAATGGCTTTGGTGGTACTGGTGGTACAGCACAGACTTATAGTCCTTTCTCTACAGGTACTCCAGACTTAAGTGGTGCTAGTAGTTTTAACTATGGCTCAGGTGGTAATAGTGTTAGTAACCCTTTCAGTGGATTAGGGAGTAGTAACTTCTCTTATGGCTCAGGTGGTAACTTAGGCTATAACTCTAGCTTCTTAGATAACTTTGGTGGTCCTAATACAGGTGCTAGTTCAGATTACTGGGCTGGTAACAGAGCATTTAACTTTGGGGATAAAACATTAGGACAAACATTAGGATTACCTTCGTGGGCTTCTGATGTCGCTGGTCTATATGGTGCTGCCACAGGTAATTATGATGCTTCTAGAGCCTTGGGCTTATCAGGCAATAGTGCTGTCGACCAGTTAGCTATGGCTTCAGGTAATCCATACTTATCCCTATTAAATGACGATTGGTCTCAACGTGGTATGATGAGTAAAGGCTTACAGCTTGCTGATGTCCCTTATGCTAGTGGTGTTATGGGCTTAATGGATTATGGACAAGGTGTCACCAACTATGGCTCATTAGGTAGCACTCTTGGTGGTATGTTAGGTGGTCCTTTAGGTGCTTGGGCTGGTGGTGCATTAGGTAACTACTTTGGTGGTAAGGATTATAACGAGAACTGGACTGGACCTTCAGATGTATGGGCAGAAGCTAATGGTTACAAACAAGGCACTGAGATGTATGACCAAGCAGTAGATAACTATAGAAAGAGAGAGGCACAAGGTACGCTTACAGATAATCAGAAGCAGTATAAACAAGATTGGATGGACCAACAGGTAATAGCCCAGACACTAGCAGAGTTTGCAGCTAGAGAACCTGCTACTAGTCTAGAAGATGCTGTCGCTAGAGGTAAAGACTATGGTCAGCCTGGAGATACTTCTTACGTACGAGGTGGTGTTCAGTTTAATAATGAAAACTACAACTGGAATAATGATACTAATTCAGGTACAGATAGCTTTGGTAATGATATAGGTGGTTGGGGTGGCTCTGATTCTGAGACAGATATGGATTCAGATTCAGGTTGGTCAGGTGCAGATAGTGACTTTAGTGATTCAGGTGGTAGTGCTGATAGCGGTGGTTACGATGGCGGTTATGGTGATGACTCTGATGATGGTGGCGCAGGTTGGAGTAGTAACTAATGAATGAACTAAAAAGAATTAATAAGGAGATACAATAATGGCATATGATGAGTGGGGTGATGATACTTGGGGAGACTTTGAAGGTTATGAGTCCCAATATGACCAAGCAGATAGATGGGAGGACTACTCAGGCTCAAGTGATTGGGATTGGGTATCTGATGTAGGTGATTGGTATAAAGAGAATAAAGAATGGGTAGCCCCAGCAGCTAAGAGTCTATATGGTGCTTATAGAGCAGATAAAGCAGGTGATGAATATAGAGCTCAGCAACAGCCCCTACAAGATTATTATAATAAGATGTTACCTCGTTTTGAGGAATACTATGACCCTGCTAATGTAAAGGCAGGTATCGGTAAAGAGTTCGGTAGACGTTCAGGTATGTTATCTGATATCTGGAGAGAAGCAGACCAGCCTAGAGAGGCAGCTTATGTGAGCAGAGGTATGGATAGGTCTTCTACTGCCGCTAGAGAACGTGCAGCTAGTGATGTTCGTAGAAGTAAGTATCTTATGGAGAATGTATTACCTGAGTCTGAACAAGCATACTATGCAGCACCTACACAGATGATGGCACAGATGAAAGGAACTACAGGTATGATGGGTGCACAACCTAATATGCAGCAGATGTATCAATCATCACAGAAGAATCCTTATCAGGATGCACTAGATAGATACTTAGTGTCTGTACTTTAAACGGAGAATATAGATATGCCACAAGGAATGTTTCAAACAGGACCATCATTAGAGACTATCACAGCGGAGGCTCAAGTACCTGAGTTTCTTAAGTATCGTCAGATGGCAGCTCGAGGAGCGCAAGAACTAGGTGATGCTACAGCACCCTGGATTAAAGAGAATCTAGGTTATGAATCTCCACAGCGTAAGATGAAAGCTATTGCAGCTAATACAGACTTAAGTGACGGTAAGGCAGTACAGAAGACTTTCAATGCTCTTATGCAGATGAATCCTCGTTCAGCACAACAATGGTTACAGAGTGTTAAGCCTGTAATCAACCAACATATTGAACAACAGAAGATGGCTGTTACTTTAAGAGGTAAAGCTAAAGACAGACGTATCGTAGTACAGAATGGTATTCAATATTATGTAGATACAGGTGAGAGAGTATTACCAAGAGCACCAGGTAAAGCTGTTACTCCTGATAAACCTAGTGATTTACCACAGATGACTGAGAAGGAAGAGATAAGAATTGGTAGTTTGGTAGATGAGGCTTTTGACTTTGGAATGACAGACTTTACAGGCAAGAAGACAGAAGTAGATAAAGAGACTATCACTGACTTTGTATTCTCATATAGTCAGATTAAGAATATACCTCCAGGTGAAGTACTTAAAGGATTAATCAATGGTACTATCAGTCTAGATACTCCTATCAGTGGCCAAGGTGCAGCCCCTACTCCTCAACAATCAGGTGGTGGCTTTAGTGCTACTGCCCCAATGCCTAAATAAATATGACACTACCTTACGTTACAGATTCAGAGATTAGAAATATGTCACAGGAAGAAGTAGATGCTGGTATGGCTGCTCTTGCGGCTGGGATAGATGAAGAGAATCAGAAGAAGGTTGATGCTTATGATTCATTAAACCTAAATACTTTACTACCAGGAGAAATTGCTGGTGAACTACAGGCGGTAGAAGAAGGGGAGAGGGAGTTCATTCCTCAAGCTAAAGCAGCTGAGTTGAATGATGCTTTTGATATACAAGGCTTCTATTCTAACCAAGTAGATTCTGACTATGATAAATATCTAGCAGGGAGAGAGAAGGCTGTTGCCAATGAAGACTCAGCTAAGGTACAGGAGTGGGACTCTTGGTATAGTGGACAGAAGAACAATAGAGATTTATACTCTAAGTTTAATGAGTGCTCTATTAATGGTAACTGTGAAGAAGGTAATGAAGATTACTACAACATAGCTAAGAATACAGAGTCTGACTGGAAGTACACAGACCAAGTTAATAATCAAGACCTACTTAAGTCTTTACGTAGGACATACGGTAACGTCAAGAGATTTGGTAAAGAAGCAGGGGAGCCTTTAAGTGATAAAGAGTTAGTAGATATGTGGATGTCTGACCAGGCATTCTCTAATGTCAACTTAACTAAGTTAGGTCTTGATGCTGCATCTATGATGAGTATGACTGACCAACAAAAGAAAGACTTCGCTCTACAGTTTATGACTTATGAGAAGATTGCCGCTACAGGTGAAGGAAGTAGAGATGGGTGGTCTCAAACCGCAGATGTTGCCAGTGGTTTAATCACTGACCCTGCTAACTGGGGTGTCTTAGCTACATTTGGTGTTACGTTGCTCCCTAAAGAAGCTGTCAGACAAGGGACAAAACAAGGGATTAAACATTATATCAATAAGTTCCTAGCTTCTAACATCACTAGGACTGGTTCTATTACTGGTACTTACACAGGATTGGATAATCTAGCTCGTCAGTCCATTAAGATTCAGGCTAATGTACAAGATGACTTAGATTGGGGGCAGTTTGCCCTAGCTACAGGTATGGGTACTGCTTTAGGTGGCACTATGGGTGCATTAATTGGTGGTATAAGCACTAAGTTTAATGACCTAGCTACTAAGTATATGATTAAGAATAAGATTGGTGATAGGGAATTCCTACAGACAATCAGAGATAATGTCAATGATGAGAAGTCCTTATATAAGTTCCTAAAGAATATAGGCTGGACACGTAAGGAAGCTAAGGAAGAGATTTCAGAGCTACATAAGCAAGGCTTTAAGTATGATGCTGCAGAGAAGAAGTGGGTTAGCTCTAATCAAGAGTATAAGCCACCTGTAGGTGCACGTAATACTGAAGAAGCTAGGCACGGTGAGGATGTCAATAAGAATCTACCTCCTAAACCAGTACAACAGGCAGGACAGAAGCAGTTAGATAAAGATTATATTGATGTAGGTAATATTGACTTACAGATTCCTTTCTCTAGAGCAGGACAGAACTTATTTGATTGGGTCAATAGACTAGGTAACACAGTAGGTCCTAAGGTAGCTAGAACTATCTATGGTTCAGACTCTATCTTAGTACGCTCAGGTCTACGGAGAGAAGCTAAGGCTCTCAACGAGGCTATGGCTGCTACTGATATTAATGTAGCTCGTATGTCTAACACATTGAAAGATATGGCAGCGAAGAATGAACAACAACTAGGCGATTTAAATAAATTAATTAGGGATAGACTACCTAAGAATCCAGAGCAAGTAGGTTTCTTAAAGAAGCTAGATGATATTAAAGATAATCAGATGCGTATGGCTTTCAATAATAAGGTCATCACAGCTGAAGATTATATGAGGTTTAAAGCAGATAAGTCTTATATCCCTCGTGTATGGAATTCACAACACTTGTTGACAGACAAAGGTGCTGTAGAGTTCAGTGAGTTTATGACTAAGCTATGGAAGAAGGACCCTCGTGGTGCTAAGGCAATCATTAAGAATATCACAGGTAAGTCTAAGGAAGATGCAGAGATGATTATCAATAGTCACTTCGCTCCTGGACGTATCCAAGATATGTTCCGTAATAAGATGGATAGGGAGATTGATGTTCATCGTTCATCTCACTTAGAGTTCGATAGGAAGATTGAATTACCTCCTGCTCTAGAACATATGTTAGATAACTTTATGGCTAAGCCTTTAGATAGATGGTCTAAGTTCTTTGAGGATGTAGTCAAACGTAATGAATTCGCTCGTAGGTTTGGTGCTAAAGACCAGTATATCCATAAACGTATTAAGGCTTTAGAGAAACAAGGTAAAGGTAGAGAGGCTGACCACTTAAGAGAGACATACTTCACTACTATGGGGGACCCTAAGTTCTCTAAGACAGTGAAAGAGAAGATGGACAACCCAGTTATTATGAAGGGCATCTCTAAGATTAATGCCTTCCAGAATCTGAAGTTAGGTTTAGCTGCTATTCCCAATGCTACACAGGCATTCGTGAATGGTACAGTTAAGTTGACTAAGTCTCGTGGTCTAGTTAAAGCTCCTTTCTATGCTATGTCTGGCATTATAAGAGCTATAGTTAAGACTAAAGGTGATATGGCTATCATCAATAGAGCTGGTGTACTAGGGGAGATTGACCTAGCACGTATCGCTACTGAGAATATGCCACACTCTAGGATTGTAGAGAGGGAGTTTACTGGAGGTCTTCAGTTCTTAAATGAACCTACTAAGTTCTTAAGAGCAGTAGGCTTCACTGGTGTGGAGGAGATGAACCGTAGGGCTGCAGCTATTATGGCTCACGGTCACGTAGCTACACTACATAATAAACTTAAGACTCTAGTAGCTAAAGGCAAAGGGAATAGTCCTAAAGCTAAGAAGATAGAGAATTCACTTAAGAAGTTAGGCATTTCAGACCCACGTAAGGCTGACTTATCAGGGAGAGACTACTCAGTTAGTGGACATATGTTCAATAAACAAGTTAACTTCTCAGGTGAGTCATTCAACCTACCATCACATTGGCAGACACCTTGGATGAAGTTAATGACTAAGTTCAAATCATTTATGTTCTATCAGGCTAGGTTCTTAAAGAGAGAAGTAGCTGATGAGTTGTTCCATAACCATAACGCTAAACCTTTGATTGCTTATCTAGCAGCCGCAGGTATAGCAGGTAATGCAGCTGAGATGACTAGAGCATTAGCTCAAGGTAAAGAGATTGAGAAGAATAGAGGCGCACTTGAGTTATTGATAGCAGGTATTGGTAATGCAGGGGGAGGAGGTTTATGGTGGGATACGATGAAACAAATGTCTGACCAAGGACCAGCAGGAGCCTTCAATATCTTAGGTCCTACAGCTAGTGATATAGCTAATACGATTCAAGATATAGGGAGTGCAGATTTACATAGGATGATTAAGAGAGCTCTGCCTAACATACCAGGTAAGCATCAGTTAATGGATAGTTTTAAATACTAGCAGGCAATAGTCTGCGACAATTAATTACAACAGGAGTAAGAAGATGGAAGGAATGATGACAGGTAAAGTAGAAGAAGGTTCAAATGCTAATGAACTACCACAGTGTAGATATGAAGGGGATGTTATGATGTGTAAGATGCCAGGTACTACAGAGTTTGTAGCTATGCCTGATGACTGGAATGAGATGTTTAGTCCTGCACCTAAGCTATAAGAGATGGGACTACTAAGTGCCGTAGCGAGGGTAGCCTCTAAGAACCTCTCTAAACTATCTGATGATGGTATGAAGGGTTCTGTGGTATCAGGCGTACCTAACTATATCCCAGGGTATTATGGTCCTACAGAAGCCGCTAAGGAAGCAGGAACAAGTGCTATCCTACAGGAGAAGATAGGGGGTTTTGCTGGTGTGGTAGGGGAAGGTATTAAGAATGCAGCTAAGATGCAGATGCCTTACAATCGTGCAGTCTATAGGGATACTGGTGTCAACCGTCCTCTTATGCAGTCACCTAAGCAAACACCTGCTAATAGGACTATGCAAGAGGAAGTAACTGCTAGGGCTTTAGCTAATAGACACATCTCTGAACAGTCAGGGCGTAAAGGTCCTAATGTTTTAGATGAAGTGTTAGAGAGGTCTGCTTACACAGATTACATACCTATGGAGAAAGGCTTCTATGGTGTAGCTAATAAGTTCAATAAAGGAACAGCTAAACAGAAGATTACTAAAGATGAGTCAGCTAAGTTAGAAGACTATATGGCTAGGGTATGGAATACTAAGACCCTAATGGATAGGTTTAAAGGTAAGCCAGGTGAGAAGTTAGGTTTCAAGAGGAACAATAAGTTTGTCCTTAAGAGACCTCAAGGTACTATCTCAGGGAACCATTGGAATGATATGGTTAACCGTTCAGTCTTCAGTAATGTAGCTAGGGATGTCTTCGGTAAGAAGATGAAAGACCCTAAGTCTGTAGATGAATTAGCTGATAGACTAAAGAAAGTTAAGTGGACTGAGGTGGATAAGAAAGGGGTTAAACATAAGAGAGTAGGTGTCCCTGGTATCGAGAAAGATACTGATGGTGTGTGGTTTAGTTTCTCTAAGGCAGGCTCTGCTATTACCGAGGGAGGTGTTAACTTTAGAGTTAAGATTAAACCTGATGGTAATGGCTTCGGTGTTATGTCTGATGAACATAATTTCTTAGAGGTACTCCCAGGAATGTCTACAGCTCTACCTAATAAAGTACTAGCAGCTACCCCTCCTATGCATTTTAACATCAAGAAGACTAGACCTATGCAGACTGGAGGTGCTAAACCTAAGAGAGGAAGACCTGCTAAGCCTAATAAGTATGTTAATAAGAGTTGGCAAGAGTTTGGTCCTGAAGGTAATCAGAACCTAGATGAATTCCTAAATACTATAAAGCCCTCAGACTCCACCTTAAGAAAGGAGAGGCTGAAGGCTCTAGGTAAAGGTGGTATGTTAGGGTTAGGTGCTAGTGCTTTGTACTCTCACGAATAGTGACTAAGGCATCGTCTATATGTAGGTAGCCTACTTCTTTGTCAATCCACTCGCTCCCTCCGAATTCAGTTTTGGCAGGGAGCTTTTTTGTGTGCCACTTAAAATCATAATCATCATCCTCTTCCATAGTTAACGGTGCAAATAAGTATAAGGTCTCACCTTCTTTATTAGGCATCGCCACAGCGTAGATGAACTCGAAGCCGTTGTCTATAGCGTATTGCTTATTCCAATCATACTTCATTTTCTCTAGTAGAGTATCATCATAATGTCTATTCCTACATTTAATCTCTAACATTATACCTAGCTCAGGATCAAAGGCATCATACCTAGAGAACTTATCATCCATCTTCTCAAAGTTATACTGTGCTTTATTTAATAGGTCTATCACTTTAGCTTCATTCATCTCATTACTCCTTTACCATCCCAGCCTACACCGTGTCCAGTACCACAAGTCTTGAATGCTGGTGTTGACATAATTAATTTAGTGTCACTAGACGTACACTTAGGACACCTCCCGCTCTTCTTACGGTGAGCTATGGTGTTACTTCTAACATACTTATGCTCACACTTGTTACACATATAGTCATAAACCATTACATACCTTCCTTGTCTTCTTCATTATAATGCAGCCCATCGTTCCCATTCTGTCCTATGATATCTATACGCTCATCGTCCCATACTTCCCCAGTATCAGTAGCTAACTTACCAAGCCTCTCGTAGTATTCCTCATCAATCTTAGCGTACTCTATGGCATT